TCATCTTATTGCCTTCCCTACATCCATTAATATTTTCATTAAACCTGGTACAAATTGTAGTACTAAATATGCAACTGCAGTATCTTTTATTATTCTTATCCCCATTCTTTTATTAAACATCATAGTTATAGCTCCTCCACTCATAGATAAAACTGCTACAGGATAGCCTAGCGCTTGAATTAAATCTAATAGTGGATTTAATGCTCCTGCTATTTTATCAAATCCTCCTGCACTAACTGGTGTATTAAATAACAAAATTATAGTTAATGTAGTTGTTGTTGTATCTACCAATGTTTTAATCTTTTGCTGTTCCAAAATAGTATTATTCATTTTATAATTAAATATAGCTTCGTCTAATTTATCCTGTAAATACAATCTTGGTTTAGAAAAATTTATTACCATTACATATTCCCCCTAATCTCTTTGATTATTTTAGACCACATCTTAACGCTTGCATAAATTGCTATAAAAAAAAACATAATTTTAAAAATCTCTCTCACTTTAAAATCCTCCTGCATAATATTTTTAATTTAGGTAACAATATAAATAAAATTTTGATTTGGGAGTGAATTATTATGTCAGCTGGAGCATGGTTATTAGTTTCCGCAGTATGCTTAGGAATTTCTATGGCCTTATAATTTTTAAGTCTAGTCTTTTACTAGGCTTTATTTTTTATAGATTTCTGTTCTAGTGTAGGTAACATATGTCTATATTTAATATAAAATTTTAAAGCCTCTTTTATAAAAGCACTCTTGTCACTATTACTTATTACTTGTAAATATAACTTCATTTCTTCATCATTTTCTTTAAAACTTGTATTAATTTTTAATGCCATATTTGCCTCCTTTTGCTTACTTTCTAATATTAGTGTATGCACTTATGCGTAAAATATTGCCTGTCCTATTCATGTTTTCCTTAAAATTTAAGTAAATGCATTAAAAAATAAGTACCTCATTCCAGGTACCATATATCATTAACTTTTTTATTCAATTTTTCTGAAACTTTTATAGCTCTTTCTAAAGTAGGAGTACTAATTCCTCTTTCCCAATTAGATACTGTTTTTAAATCAAATCCTAACATATTAGCAAACTCAGTTTGGTTCATTAAATATTCTTTCATCCTTATTTCTTTAAGCTTATTTCTAACCACATACGCCACCTCATTCCAGTATATGTAAATATTCTAGAAATGGGGTAAAAATCCTCTATTTAACAATGTTTAGAATACATAATAATAGTTAGCCCCGTAAATACTATATTTAAACCTATTAAATATAAGTGAAGGAAGGGACTAACTATGTTAACTTTTATAAAAATAACGATAATAGTTAAAGTTATTATTGCTATTTCTTAGTTCTAATGTAAGGTGTAAATAAAATTACACCTTACATTATTAAATTATTTCTTACATCTATTTTAACCTTAACAAATTATTTTATTCAAAATTTTTAACAAATTATTTTATATTAACTCTTAGCATAAAATATTTAAATAATTAGGTATATAACTATTCCCCATATTTTTACTATACATAAATAGGTAGGGTAACTAAATGTTATTAAAGCTATCTATAATGTTGTTTATATTATATATGCAAGTATAACTATGTTTAAAAGAGCACCCAACTAAAAATAAGTAGATAACTTTATGGAAAATAAAATATTGTAAAGATAAAAAGAACCTTTGATAATAAAATTGTACTCTTTTTATTATCAAGTTAAAGTAACTTCAATCGATTATGAAATTAAAGGATAGTTTGTAATTTTATCCACACAAAACTTATATTTACATCAAAATTTTGATTAGATGGGAGTGAAATTATGATAGATAATATTAGCAATTCTCAACCATATTTAAACATTAAAGGATCCATACAAAAAAATAATATAAAACAAAATAATCAGACCAAAAATAATGAATTTAAAAAATATCTTTCTGATTATATACCAAAATATACAGGCGATGAAGGAGTCATAAAGGAACATAATTATAAGGAAATGACGCTCTTTGAAAAACGTACATTTGATCACTATATGCAAACTGATTTTTTATATGGAGTTTCTTATGAGGACTTCAAAAAAAATCTATGTGGCTTTCCTCCTGTTGATGCTCCAAAGGATGTAATGGAAGCTTATACAAATACTATATCAAAATATCCTGAAGATCAACGTGAAAAAATTATGGGTAAACTTAGTTATTTAGAATCACCAACTGATAATTTAGATATGAAAACTAGCATAAAAAATGGTATAGAACATTGTAAATTAGTTGAAATTATAACAGGTCAGAGCCAAAAACATAGGGAAAATTTATATGAAGATTTTTTAAATGAGCTTAACAAAATTAATAATATAGATAATTCCCATAAGAAAACAATAGATATTTAATATATAACTCATAAAAAAGAACCCATTATAAAATATAAGATGGGTTCTTTTCTTTAAGTAAGGAAGTATATATTTAACCAATTGGGAAGCCGTTATATTTAATATTCTGCAAATGTTAAAAAATCCCTTTAAATAATCAAAAATAGTAGCTATAACATATACTACAGCTACTATTTTTAAACACATCATATTTTATTTTTCAACATAAATATTACAATTTTATCGGAATTATAAATATAGTCTGATTTTTCGCGAGCCATAATATAAACGACATTATAATTATTGATACCATAAACAAATTAAACCAATATACAATAGGATATCTAATCTTCAATCTTTTACGTGGCGAATCTAAAATTTCCCTATATTTTTTTACATTTTTACTATTTTCTTTATAAGCTCCTTTTTCCTCATCCCAGCAATTCCAATCATAGCACTCATAGTAATATTTATTAAAATTACCAGTAGCAATGCTTTTATTAGAAACTTTGGCAATAAAATATAACAACACAAAAATAGTGTTAAACAAAATAAAACCTACCAAGCCCGCCATGAAAATAATCCTACATTTACTTATGCTTTCACCTAAATTTGAAAAAATATTTTCTGTAACTTTTATACTACCAAAGAAAGCTATAACTATACCTGAAAATATACCTAATATAGATATAGATTGTGCATTAGAATCTCGAAGTTGTTCATTAACATTATTAACAGTTGAATATAATCCATTAATATCTGTACTTAAATTATTATATAAATTTCCATAATACTCTAACTGATTTTTAGCTGTATTTACTTTACTTTCAATTAACTTTTCTCTTTTTTCATAATCATAGTATAATTGTATTCGGGTTACTTCCAACATTATATGATCATACAGTTTAAAAAAAGATTTCTTAAAACTATATTGGGAACAAGAAATATGTTCTTTTAAAATATTCATATTTAATACTAAGTAATCTAATGACTCAGCCCCTGATTCAGACTTAATTTTCATCAAAAGTTTCAGTATCTCAGAATACTTATGCCTATACTCATGATTGTACACTTCACTAAATCTTCGTATAAAAGCATCAATATCATCTACACCTTTATCTATTATATCTTTAATTATATTTTTAATTTCATTATCTTTTTCTTGTTCTGCGGCAAAACTTTCATGATAATTTATTTTTTTGCATTCTATATCCTTCATATTTCCTTGTTTCTTTCCTTATTTTTATGCTTATTACAAAAATATTTTTTTATATCATCATTTGGTATAATGATATTTTCTCCGGGTTTATAATTATCTACCCATGGGGATTGCTTATGTGTAATTTGAACTAGTTTCCATGCATCTTTATTTAAATTATCTTTTATAACTTTATCAATTATATTACGGTCTTTTTTCTCAAGAATTGTTTCATTAAAATCATTAAATTTAGAAGTAATCTCATCTGCTATATATTTATTAAATTCATAATAAACTTCTGGCACAACAGGTCCATGTTTCCATGCTTGAATTTCTTGCAAGAAAGCTGGTTTTTTTAATACTGAAAGGAACTCACCCTGAATAAAATATAATATTTTTTGCAATTTAAGATTGCTTATAGGGGTCTCCATTTCAATACTTTTATTTATTACATATTTAGCTATATCTATAACATTATAAGTTCTATTATTTAAATCCATTTGTTTCCCCCCTTGTCTACTAAAAATATTTATTACTCTTCCCATACTTCACACCTCTTAATATAGAAGATTGAAGTTTTTGGTACAAGTTATATCTTTTTCTATATAATACCATAATAGAACTTAAACTTCAATATTCTACAATATTCTTAATTAATAATTAAACTTGCCTTATTTAATACTATTTGTAAATTTTACCCAATATTCATTATATTAAACAAATAAAAAAGGTGGTAGTTCCTTAGTTGAAGCTACCACCTTTTAAAAATCTATTTTAAATTTCTAAATAAGGCTTTCCATGTTTCTCTTCCTACAATTCCATCTGGATTTAAATTGCAATCTTTCTGCAGTGCTTTTATGGCTGTAACAGTTCCATTACCAAATACACCATCTGCACCATAAGAGCCTACTGGATAACCTATATTTATAAGCATTTGTTGTAATGTCTTAGTTATACCTCCTCTAGCTCCTTGTCTACAAGTTGGTGGTGCGCTAAAACCTTGTCTGGACATTTCTACATAAAGTTGAGTTATTAATCGGTGTTTCTTATTAGTTGGTGTTGGATTAGATGTGCTTGAGCTACTATTTACTGGTGTGCTTGTAGTTTTACCTACCAATCCTTTAACTATAGCATTAGCCATATTTTCGGTATTAAACCTATTCATATCGTTTCTATTATCACAGAAACAACATTCTATAAGCATAGCTTTAGCTTTTGTATGTTTTAGTACATATAAATTACTACCATCTTTTATCCCTCTGTTTGTATATCCTAAGACACAAATATTGTTCAATACTTGTCTCGCTTCTGAAAGTTCTTTACCGCCATATGTGAATACTTCAGTACCATAAGCACTACCATTATAACAATTAAAATGAATAGATACATATAAATTTACACCGTTACTATTTGCTGTATTAGTTCTATAACTTAAACTATCATTTAGACTACTACAACTATCCTTATAGCATTTAATAACTGTATGCCCTAATACTTGTAATTTACTTATTACCTTTGTTCCTACCTCCCTAGTTAAATTAGATTCTGCTTTTATTCCTACTGCTCCATAATCCGCACCACTTAATGTATGACCACAATCTATTCCTATTTTCATATAAATACCTCCTAAAAATTTAATATAAAAAAGAACAGGTTTATTCCTGCTCTTTACTTTCTTTTACTGCTTGTCTAGCACTGGATTGTCCAAAATAAAATCCTATTATTAATGTAAATACAGAAAGAAACTCTGTACTGGATAAGTTTCCTTTTGTACTTAAAATACAAAATACTATAGTTGTCAATAATGCTATTATCTTTTTTATTTGCAAGAACTGTTTTAGAAAATCCATATTATTTTCTTTCATATTATATAGCCACCTTTCTATTTAAATAAATTATGCTGAATTGCATAAAAAAAGAAGCTTACTAAAGCCCCTACTGTTAATCCTACATACCATTTCATTATGCTTACTAATTGTTTAATCTGTTCGCAAAGATTTTCTATTTTTACATCTACTCTACTTTGATTTTGTTCCAATTTATCAATCCTACCAGAATGATCATTAAGTCTAGTATCATGTACATTTATTTTTTCTTCTAACCTTTTATGCTTTTCTTCGCATACTTTTAATTCCACATTACACCTCCATTTAATAATTGGTTATAATTAATTCTTTGTATTTTCCTCTCCCTTTTTTATCCTTCGATACAGAATAATTAACCTCTATCTCTTTTATATTAAATCCTTTATACCACTCTCTTACCTTTGGATGGTCATTTATTGTTAGTAAGAATCTACCTTTCAAATTCTTTAGTTTATCTCTTAAAATTAAATGTTCTCTTTCTCCAAATTCATTACTATAGCCTGTAGTTTCAAAATATGGTGGATCACAGAAGAAGAAAGTATGTGACCTATCATATTTTTCTATTATTTTTTCAAAGCTTAAATTTTCAACATAAGTACTTCTTAACCTTTCCTTTAAATCATTTAAAATATTTTTATAGAATATTTGTGGCTTAGGTTTTGAAGTTGTGCCATAACCATAATGACACATTTTACTTGCAAAACTTTGAGATATTAAATATAAAAACCTTACAGCTCTATATATCTCTGTAAGATATTCTATACTGCAGTTTTTATATTCTTCAAATATATCTCGTCCTGAGAATTCATATTGTAGTAATCTTTCTATCTCTGGAGCATGGTACTTTACCATTTTAAATAGATTTATTAATTCTTTATCTATATCATTTATAACTTCTACCTTACTAGGCTCTTTTCCAAAATAAACCCAGCCTGCCCCAAAGAAAAGTTCAACATAACATGTGTGCTCTGGAATCATTTCTATAATTGTTTTTCTTAATTTAGATTTTCCTCCCATTCTTGCAATCGGTGGTTTTAACATTTTACCATTCCCTTCTTTTCTTCTTTTGTATAAATGAACAAAATAAAAAGACCTACATGGTCTCTGTTTTGCCTTATTTTATGCTCCTACATAGCTTTTTGTATATAGACTTGCATTTATTCTTCCCAATTGGCTACTTGTTAATTGTATGGTATGCCAACCTTTTGTATTGATATAATTTGTTATGTTTAGGCTTACATTAGAATTTATACCACTATTAACAGCTTTTCCATCAACAATAACACTTACGTTAGATGCAACTGTACTTTCAAATATGCCATATTGAATGTTATGGCTGTGTGCTGGTATAGAAACTCCATGGCTATGTGCTGCAATTGATACATCATGGCTATGCTTAAGATCCCATCCATCAATTTTAAAATCATGAGTATGCCAATCATTTCCATAGCCAGGTTTTGTAGTAGCACTTAACCAACCAAAAACAGCAGATGATTTAGATGTACCTGTATACCCACCTCCACTGGAACTGGTTGTACTATAGCTTCCTCCTCCAGCTATGCCTTTTTCATAAGCTCGAAATTTTTCTAATGTTATATTTAAAATAGCTCTTCTAACAGAAATTACTTCATCATCAATATAAACTTTCATTGTCAAAGGATGTGAAGAATCTACGTTATCTCCTACTTGTACTGTATCTGTTGTTAGAATACCATTTGCAGATAAAAAAGTTTCATTAGTATTGTTCTTTAAGAAGAACTCCCCTGTGTCTAAATCTAATACTGTTCTTCCATTCTTAGCTTCTATTCTTCCTGTTTTAATTAAACTTCCATCTAGTATTCCAGTAACAATTAAATCTGCTACAAAACCTTTTCCTGTTCCAAATGTTCTCCAATTCCATGCATTCCCTATCTTAGAATTAGCTATAGAGAATATTCCTGGTCCTAAATATAATGCTCCATAATCTTTGGAACTTGCATCTGTGTTTTCTAATAAAATACCTTTACCTTCTATCACTTCTGCTTTTTGGTATGCTCCACTAGCAACTAATTGATTTTTTAGAGTATCTATAATCCCTTGAAGAAAATAAGTATTAAGTTTTTTATTAGCTGTAAGTACTGCATCTAATGCATTAGCAGCACGTTGCATATTAATTTGTCTATCTGTCATAGTGCTAAATTTATTATCTATTATTATTCTTGAATTCCAAGGTTCTAACAAATCCGAATCTTTTTCTATTACTGTAAAATATTCATTTATATTCATTACTGGATTGGTAACTCTATAATCATTTCCTACTTCAAAGCTATCTATATTTATATTTAACACACTTAAATCTAATGCACTTATTTGTAATTTTACTTTAGCTTTTTTAGCATTATCCAGATATTCTTGTCCAGATTTTTTTAAAAGTGTAAGATCCTCTATCTCTTTTAAATCAGCTATTTGTTCTACTATTCCATACTGTTTAATCGCTTCAGCATCCTCTAAATAATCCTTACCATTGTTTACAGGTTCTATAGTTATATTATCCTTACCTACTGGTATAACCCTTGTAGCTATATTAGTTACGTCATATTCCAATATCATATCTTTTATATTTTTACCTAATTGTATAACTGTTGTACTTTCTTGTCCTACAAGTCCTGTGTAATCTAAATATCTTATACCATCTTCTTTTCTAACTTTTAATACTCCACTAAACTTATTTACTAACTTATCTAGCAAACAATTTAATGTACTTTCAAAGTTTGTATTACTTTCTATGTCTATAATCCCTGTTACATCCACTCTACCTATTTTGAATTGCTTGTCGAATGTTGTGTGTCCATTATGATTTTTTATGAGAAGATCAAGCATTTTATTAACATTTAAACCACTTATATCCCAACTTCTAGTTTTAGTATCATTTAGATAAGCTAATTCACCTTCAGCTACTACCTCTTTAGTAAATACCCCTGTATTATCCATCTTTTGCGGTGAAGAGATAATTCTACCCTCAAATTCAATAGAGTTATCTCTTGTATCTATAACTCTAACTAGGGTTAAAAAATCATAAATTTTATTATATCCTTCATTTTGTATAGGAATAACAAAAGTCAGTTTTTCTGGAGCCGACTTTTTCTGATTTAAATTTATTTTTAGCAAATGAGGTAAACTTTTATCTGTATCGGGAACGTGTACTACTGTTTCATTCTCATTATTTATAAGTGTTACTTTATACAAATTATCACCTTCTAGATATTTTCTTCTATAACTCCTACATCCACTAAGACTTCTTTTACACATTCTCGTAAATTTAATAACTTAGGTACTTGTTCAAATGTATATGTTCCTCCCATTATTAAAGTCACCCATACTTTTACGCAGCCTGAATCTTTATTAAAACTAAACATATCTAACACTCTCCTCTTTATATTTTCTATTTTATTAATTATTTTAAACATAAAAAATACACCTCCCTATTCTTTAGGTGTTATTCCTTGCATTGCTATTAAATTCATCACTTCTGCCATGCTTTTTTGAGTATCTTCTATTTGTTTTTTTAGTTCTTTGTTTTCTTGTTGTAATTTTTCTATTGGGCTTGGTTCAACTTCTCCTTGTTCTACTGGCTCTGGAATAACTTCATCAAAGATATCCCAAAAGGTTAACCCATTTATCTCTTTTATTTTAAATTGTTTTCCATCACTTTGTAGCTTAAAAAACGTATTATATATTTCATCACTTATTTGAACATCTTTTTCTAATATCTCATTTATTTCTGGATCTTTAAAACCAAATCCATCTTCATTTACAAATATATATTTCAAAATTTCACCTCTCTTTAGTTTCCAATTACAAAATAATCTATAACAATCCCTACATTGGCCTGTGCATTAGCTACATTAGATACAAATAAATTTATACCTGAATTTGAGCTAGCAGACCCATTGGCCCATGCCCAAGTGCTATTACTGTTAGCAAAAACTCTCATACTATCTTTATTATCAAAAGTAATTGGTAATTTTAAATTGCTTATAATCTTATGAAATACCCCATAATTGTTACCATCCGAACCACCTGCTGGAGTTTTATAAAATCCTTTTACAATTTTTAACCCTCCTGGGAAAACCCTATGCCCATTAGCTCCTAAACTCTGTATTATATTTATTAAATCACTTTCTGAATGCGTATGATTACCACTAGCTTTGCTGTTCCAATTATTCTTTTCTGTATCTGTTACGAATCTATGATTAGCATCTTGTGTAATTATAGATGGTGCATGCGCACTAGGATGTATATAATTATTAGCTCCAGCCCCTACCCCTGCAAGCTTTTGTTTTTCTATTGTTGTATAATCTTCTGTGCTTAATTGTTTTCCTTGTACTAAATCAACTTTATTTTTTAATTCTTTTACAACAAAATCTTTAGTTGATTTTGTACTGTCTGTAACCATTTTATCTACTTCACCTTTAGTATAAGAGCTTATACACTTTTCCGCTAAATCTACAACCCCATCATTATTTTTATCATATATAATTTTTTTCATATCTCCAGCAGATTCATCTTCATAACTGTTTTTTATTAAATTCCACTCTTTAACTCGTTCCTCTTCTGCTATAACCCTATTCTGTTCAGATACTTGTCTACTATTTTCTGCTACTACTCTATTTTGCTCATTTTTAACTCTTTCATTTTCTTTATCTATTCTTATATTTTCATTATTTCCTCTTTGTTTTTCTGCCTGTATTCTAGTACTTTCATTACTCTTTCTTGAATTTTCATTAGATTCTCGTTCTTTTTCACTTAATAATCTTTTATCTTCATTTGTTACTCTAGTCTCTTCATTTTTTACTCTTATAGTTTCTTTTTTTATTCTTTCATCCTCATTTGATACTCTGTTTTTCTCACTTTGTATTCTAGTATTTTCACTACCCACTCTAGTTTCTTCTGATTTTTTTCTGATATTTTCATTTTGTATTCTTTGATTTTCAGCTGCAGTAACACTTTCAGCAATTGTTTTAGCTTTATTTGCTGTATTATTAGATGTTTCTGCAACATAATTAATTTCTTCTAAGCCACTGGCAAGAGCTTCCCTAACATCTTTTCCATATGTTTTACTTCTTATATCATTAGCCTTTTCAGCTATATTCCCCACTAAATCACCTTCTTTCTGAATTTAAAATCAATAGTTCCTGTTCCTTTTATATTAATAGAATTAAACCCACTTAATAACTTAAAATAATAATCTTTTGTTTTATTAGTTGTAAAGCTTGCAGTATATCCATTAAGAGTACAACTCATATCTGCAGATACAATTACATCAGGTATAACATTTTTACCTGGATTATATATAGAAACATTTTTACTACCACTTACATTAAATACAGTAACTTGTGAATAATCAGTTTCAAAATTAAAAGTATCCCATACGTCAGCTCCTTCATATTCCTTACCATACTTAAATGGCTCGCAGACAAAAGTTACTGTAGTTTCTCCATAAACAACTATTTCACGCCAATTAGGTTCCTTTTCAATCTCACCTAAAAAATATACTTCCCGTAAATCATCAAACATTAACTTACATCTTCCAATATCATATAACCAATTTAAAAATTGTTTATATCTAACCTGTAATTCTGCTTTAGATTTAGATTTTATTCCAAATTTACATTCAATTACCCTATCTCCATAAACTATATCTTCATCACTACCTACAGTAGAAAAATCATAACTTCCACTCATAAATGGTATTTCAACTTTTATTTTTTTCTTTGGAGGGGCATATATTTTTCTATCACTTAAAAATAATCCTGGTATCTCTGTTTCTTTTATATCATTAAAAGTTATCATAATCCTACCCTCCTTGATTCAAATGCTAAGTTTCTACCTTGGCTACGATCATAATATTCATGTATCATAGTACCATCTAAAAATATTTGAATTAAATTTGGTTTAGAGCTATTAGGTATATTTCTAGATTCAGAAGCATTATGGACCCTTTCTCCACCTTTAAAATCTACTAATTCTGGACCATTTTCACCTACCCAGTGTAGCCCCGGACTTGCATAATCTGTACCTGTAGCATAGCCAAATCCTGCACCATACTGTCTTAAGTTTGGCGCATTTCCCCATGATCCTGTGAAAAACTCTTTTACTCCAGCCCAAAATCCTCCTGAAGACTTTTCCTTTTCCGCTTCTTCTTGTGCCTTAGCAGTTTTTTCTATTTCCTTTCTCTTCTCTTCTTCTATTTTTCTTAAATCTTCTAGACTCCGTTCAAGCCTTTCTTTTTCAGCTTTATACATTGCATTCTCAATTTCTTGTTTATGTTTAAGTTGAGCATCAAGAACTTTTTTCTGCCTCTTAGACCAACCTTGTAGTGCTTTTTCTTCTTTTTCTAAAGATTCTTTTGCTGCTTTATACTTTGCATTTTCCGCTGCTTCTTTAGCTTTCCTCTCCTTCTGTATTTGATCTATTTTAGCTTGGGTAGCTTTATCTATTGCTTTTTTCTCATTTTCTAAATTCTTCTGTAAGATATTCTTTTTCTGTTCTTCATTTTTTCTTAATTCTTCTATTTGTTTTTGTAGATGTTTTTTCTGCTCTTGTCTTAAAACTTCATCTTTACGTTTGTTTATTTCCTTTTCTGTATTAGCCATCTGAGTTTCTATTATAGATTTTTCTGTTACACTTTTAGCGTTTTGTAGTCTATCCTGTAAGATTCTTAGTTTTTTATTATCCTTAGCATCTTTTTCTGCTCTATCTTCTTCTTTTGCCTTTTCATCCATAACTCTAATTTCTTCATTAATAAAATCTATCTTAGCTTTTGTAGTTTCCTCTATAGCCTTTATTTCTTTATTGTATCTATCCTCAAGTATCTCTTTTTGTCTTTCAGCATTCCTTTTTGTTACATCAGTTAGAGAATATGATGTCTCAGAAGCTGTTCCATAATAATCCCTTATTTTTTGTATAGCATCATTATGCTGCTCATCTAAAATTTTCTTTCTATTTTGAACTGATTCTTTTAACGCTTTTTCTTGTTCTTGTAAGCCTTCAACCTGAGCATTATATTCTTCTTGTATTTTATTTAATTTATTAGAATGGGATTCGTCTAATAAAGCCATGTCATCATTTACTTTTTTTCTTTGAGCTTCCGTTTCCTTATCTAATGCATCAAGTTTATCTTGTTTAACTTTTTGTATATTAGCTATTGCACTATTAGCATAATCATCTTCTGCATTTTTAGTTGCTCCTAATGTTAATTTATATCCTGTTAAAATTGCGATTAATATTCCTATAGCTGTTGCTACTAACATTACTGGATTAGCATTCATTGCTGCCGTCAACCCCCATTGAGCAATTGTAGCACCTTTCATATTAACAGCCAATGCCTCTGTAGCAGCACTCAAACCAATACTTTTAACTGCACTTATAGCTACAGCTATGCCATGTAATTGCATTCCTATTGTTGCCGATACAACCGCTCCTTTATAAACAACAAATGCACTAACTATTCCTGTTACAACAGATCTCACTAATTTTCCATGTTCCACAGTAAAAGTAAATAATCCCTTTATAGCATTGGCTATTCCTATAATTACAGTTGTTACTCCTGGAGGAAAAATTTCATTTAAAACCCCTTTCATTCCATCTGTCTTCATAACATCATTTAAATCTTGAACTTTTTTTATTACTGCAGGTAATATATTATTTGTCAAATCATCAAACATAGGCTTCATTATTTCACCTAAAGTCATTTGAGTATTATCTTTTAAAGTACTCATTAGCCCTTTAAAAGACTTAGATTGTTTATCCATCATGTTAGGAAATGCTTCTTCCATGCCATTTAATAATTGCCTTATTGCCATCTCTGCAGGTATTAATCCTTGCTGTGATAACTTCATTACTTCAGATGTAGATTTATTCATTGACTTAGAAAGAATCTCCCATGCTGGAATTCCGGTTTCTGTTAGTTGCATCATTTCTTCAGCGGTTACTTTGCCTTTTGCTTTCATTTGACCTAAGGCCAATGTTATTCTACTTACTCCTTCTGAACCTAAGCTAAGACCAGCAGAGGCATCACCTATTTTAGTTAACATATCTGGTATTTCTGCTGCACTAAATTTAAATGCTTGTAGTTTTTTAGTTGCTGCAGTTAACTCTGGTAATTCAAATGGTGTATCTGCCGCCATCTTAGATAATTGGCTCATCATATCTTTTGCTCTTTCAGAATCACCTAGCATACTTTCAAATGCTATTTGGCTTTGTTGCATTTCACTGTTAAATCCAAAAGACATATCCCATGCATCTTTTAATCCTGTTTTTATAGCATCAAACATACCTTGCCCTACAGTAAATTCAAATGCATTTCTTAGAAAACTAGATAATCCACTAGCTTTTTCTTTAGATTCATCTATTTTGCCAATATATTCATTATTATCTAGTCCTAGTTTTACCCACAACTTACCTACTTCCATTTTCTCACCACCTTCCTGTATAAACATAAAAAAAGAACCACCTTGGTGATTCTTTACATTTTTTCTAACAACTCTTTTTTCTTTTCTTGAAATTCTTCCATACTAATAATATCTTGCTTTTGCAATTCAGATAATTTTTTTATTTTATCTGGTATATCTGTAGATTCATCTTTCTCATTATTTTTAACATATTTAATAAGAATATTATATGCTCTTTCCATATTATCTAATGCACTCTTAAATTCCCAACTATCTCTCTTACAACCATTACCAACAAAATTAACATAATAACTTTTAATATCTGTATAAATATTAATCCCCATGGTTTTAACAATCTTTTTACCTTTCATATTGGAACCTATTATTGCTCCTACCGTACCAAAAGCTATTGCTCCTGCAACTGCTTTGCCTGTCGTTGATTTTTCAATACCATCTTCATATATTTTAATATCATTTATATTAAGTTTAATATGAGATTCTTTATTTTTTATGCTTAGTTTAGGTACTAATACAGCTCCATTATCATCAACAATATAATAAAGCGTGCCCTCTGCATATTGTTTATTAGGATATATTGCTTTAAAATTATCTTCTATTTTCTTTTGAGACTTATATAAATATACACCGCCTATAATGCTTCCGATGCATATAATTATAAAAATATCCATATAACTACCCTCCCATAAATATATTTCCACATAAATTTTACCATATATTTTAATAGGAGGGAATCATTTAACTATTTTTATTCCTTTAGCTGTCTTTTGTACTGTATATCCATTTTCTTCAGCCCATTCTACCCAATGAAGTTCATTCTCGTTAAGTTCATATTCTTGTTCTTCTATTTCTAATGGTTCTTTTTTACCATACTCAGGATAAGACCCTATCATATCTTCTACTTCTGGAGGTTCAGCATGGATTGATATTATCCATCTTGCTAGCTTTGCAAACTTAGTCATATCAATATAGTACTGTTCTTCATTCTTAAATGCTAGATAATCAGAATTTAGTATTTCATAGAACTCATTAACTGTTAATTCTTCAATGTCCTGCTTTTTATATCCTAGTTCTTTACTGAAAAAGATAAGTATCTTTGCATCAAGCCGTACATAGGAGTAATTACCTTCTTCATTCCTGTAAAATTTACTTCTATAAATCCTCCTATAAGTTCCTCTATTTCAGATGGATAGGCTTCATTTATATCCTCTTCCTTTATTTCGGGGAAAACAATAGGGAGCTTTTCATTTAAAACATTAGTTAAAACTCCCTTTAAGTCTTTAAAACTATTAGCTTTTAATACACTATCAAAATCTACATTTAATTTATCCATAAGACCATCCAATTCTTTTATTTTTCTTTCCCTTACAGTTATTTGTTTACCTGCTACTTCAACTATTTTAGTTCTCATAATTAATTAATTCCTCCTCATAATTTATTGTGGCATATTAAGCTTTCCATTACCTTTAAATTTAATAGTTATTTTTACTAAATTCTTAGTTTGTGTATCTATGTCAACTTCTTCTATATATACTTTTCCACTATACTTTTCATCTTTTACATTTTCATCTACATATAAATCTAATTCTATTTCTTCACCAGTATCAACCGCTCTTTGCAGTGCCAATTGACCGTATTCATCATCTGTACCATTGAAACTTCCTTCTAATGTTCCACCCCAGTTTTTAGTACCTGGAGTACTAGAATCCCAACCATCATCGCCAAAGTGACTTGTCTCAATTAAATTTTGTTTTACGTTAAGTTTCCATGAACCCATCTTCGTTACTTCTACCCCATCTGTTATGTCTTTCCAATTATCTTCTGTAAAACTTTCAGATGATGTATGATCTTTAATACAAACATATACTTTAGATTCATTTTTAACTATATAACTTAGTTTATACTCTGTTGAAGCTTTCCAAGTTACCGCTCTTGTTGTATCTAATTTTCTTTTTATATTCCCATTTCTACCTGTTTTAATCATGCTATTTTACCTCCCTTGTTATTTTAAAATTACAACTAACTTCAAATCTTCCATTTTCATCTTTACCTATACCTACTGGAGATTGCTCCGCTTCTATTAAAGTGTACAAACTTGTATCCCCATTTAAAAATTTATATATATTATATAGTCTCTCATATGCATTTCTATAATTCTTAGACCTAGATATTATTTGAAATCCTGGATATTCAGTTATGCTATCAAAATTTAATGCTGGCTCATACCCAGCATTATCATATATACATACACATTCATCTGGACTATTAGGCATACTTACACCAAATAAATCTTTTTTAAATATTCCGTAGCCATTTAATTCTAAGTGATTAATTACTTCTTGTATTATCATTTAATTACTTCACCAACTTTGTCAGCTAAATGATTTTCATATTTTTTAACATATTTTTTAAATGGTCTTTCTAGGTACTTTCTACCTGGTTCCATACCATCTACAGAAGGTTTAGATCTTGTTATGGGACCTCGACCATTTATAATATAACCAACTAGTCTACCACTAGAATCATATTCCTTTCTAATCCCAGGCTTGTACGGTTCTTCGTGTCGTCTTAATGCATATGGAGAATTATAACTTACTGTACCTGTAATATCCCTATTAGTCTTTTCTATGTTAACAGCAGCACTCTCTTCTAATGGTCCTTCTAATTTAGGAGATAACTTTTGAGATTTAGAAGCCAAATCTTCTGTTATGTCAGTCACACCATCAACTAACCTTTCAATCATATTCTGTGTAAGTCTATCCATGTTCCTTGCCAATTCTTCAAACCCTTCTAATTTAACATTACGATTAGCTAAACTCATTAACAATACACCTTCTTATATTCTCTATTTTCAGTTATATCAAAAGCACTTTCTATGCCTATTACTGTATACTCCTTCTCCTTATAGATAATAATATCCTGAGGTTGTATATCTTCAAATACAGATAGACTAAAAGAACTTACTACTTCTTCACCTTTGTTATTACGTATAAGTTTAAATTTTTCTTTTAACTTACACTTAATATCCTTAGGTTCTAAGTATTCATTTCCACCCATACCATCACTATCTAAATACTTTTTCCACTTAGCTTTTTTATTCATCTGCTGAGTAATCATCTTAAATCACTTACCCTTCTTTTTTTACCTAGAAGGTTTTTAGCCATAGGAGATATATAAGAAGTACTTTTATAACTAATAGATGAACCATCAACACTGGCTGAATTTATATCTTGAAGTGATACTCCAAACATAAGCATATATATTATTTGTTCATAGATAGCTCTTTCATAGTTTTTGTTATACTTATTACTTATACCATCTATAACACATTGAGCAGTAAATAAATACTGCTCTTTTTCCTCTGTAGATATTTCATCCCATTTACTTTTAGCTAATCCTTTATTTATATATTCACTAGCTTTCTTTATATCCATGCTTACTCACCACCTTCTGGTGGATCTCCTTCTTGATCATCTTCTTCTATCTCCTCTACTTCTTCAAGTATTTCAGCAGATTTATTCTTTACTAATCCCTCTGCATATTCTTTTTCAATTTCGAATTCTTCACCCTTTTTATATTCTTTATCATAAATAATATAGGTCAAGGCTTTTACCCTGACCATTTCTTTCTTTTTCTTAGCCATTATATTTACACCTTCCTATTTTATAATTGGAGTTAACATATAGCAGGCATCAGCCATAGGGAATGTTGGCATTGCTATACTTACTGCCTTTGTCCAAGAAGCTACTGGATCATTAGTTTCATATATTTGTACAAATACATGCTCATCCCCTTTAGCCTCCTTGCTCTTTATTTCTTCTGCAGTTGGAGCAAATAAGGTCTCTCCTAAATCACCTTCAGGAAGCAATATAAATTTATCTCCCATCATGTACTTTTTAGTTTTATATTTTCCATCTGCCTGTTGTTCTCTGTACATATCATCATAAGTAGCTATTCTAGGTAAATCTTGAGATTCTAATAATTGATTTAATTCATTAAGAGTTAATAGCTTGTCTGAATTAACTCCTAAAGCTGCTTTTCTTAAAGCTGTATTTTTAAGCATTATATTTACTATATTCTTAGTAGTTAATGCTCTAGTAGGTGTTATCCCTGTATCTTGTACTATTCTATCAGTACCATTGTATACATCCTCTAATATTTTAGCTGCAGCATCTGTCCATAAGTTTTCTCCTGCTAATGTTATCTTATGATTTTCTTGAACTCCGTAATCTACTGTTGCATTAACACCATTTTCCTTAATTTCAACTTTACCTGTTTGAATTGCTTCCATTCTCATAGCTTCTATTCTTGTATACACAGAATCCATCATATTATCTATATCATTATAAATACTATCTACTGCTCTTTGCTCTTCTCTATTTGTTCTAGGTCTTTCAAGCCTTATTATGTCTTTTTCATCTACTGCGATTTTTCTTTTAATAAGAGCTAAACTTCCATCTACTTTAGTAAGTCCATCTCTAGAAGCTATCTCTGCTTCACTATTAAAAGTATGGATTTTTGCTACTACTGGAAGACTGTTAGCACCTTTAATATAACTAAAATCAAGATCATCTATCTTTTGACTTGGAAAAAGAGTTTGTCCTAACATTGATGGAGCTTTTCTTTCTCTTGAATAGGTTAAGACTGTTTTATCATTAAAAATATCTAATATTTTACTCATTAATAATCATCCTCTCTTATTAAACCCATGAAATCATAGGTAATGCTTTTTTAATTTCTTCTGTAGGTTTTATTGGTAGTCTATCAATTAATACTCTAGCCATATCTATAGCGCCTTCTTGTGCATCTGAAAATGTTACATCAACACTATCAGCTAGAATAAAACATTTTCCCATAGTAGGTGTTTGTCTACCATCAGATGCTCCAGAATCAAATGGACCATATTTACCTGTTGCAGTTATTTCACATATAATTGATCCTGCTCTTAAAATCTTTCTGTCATCACTTCCAGAAGTAACAGTAGTTTTATCAATTGTTACTCCACCTGTTTTATACCTTACATGTTCACTATCAAGAAAATTAATAAACACATCTCCTGTAGTTGTTTTAATTTGCTCTAAATTCATAGTTTATTCCTCCCTTTACCACCATGATTTTTTATTCTTTTCATCTTTCTTATTTCTTTCCTTAGCCTTATTAGCAGCTACTTCTTCTGCACTAAGTTGTCCTCCACCATTGCCAGCACCACCTCCAACATTAGACTTAGTTTCTCCTTTTAAAAATGGATATTGTTTTAAAACTTCATCAACTGCAGTTTTAAGTAAATCTTTGTCAACTTCTCCATTCTCTACAGTGACGCTAGATAAATCAGCTAGCTTATAAGCAGCCTTTCTCTTATCCCCTGGAATGTCTTTAGCACCAACTAAAAAAGCCGCTCTAACTAATGTTGAATTAGCTTTAGCGACTATATCATTCTTTTCTTTTTCTAAGTTCTCTCTTGCTTGCCTTTCTTTTTCTAAATCAGATAGTTCATCTTGTTTTTTCTTCTCCTGGTCTGCCTTCCATTTCTTATAATTATCTAATTCTTTATCATCTAGATCTTTATACTTTTCATATTTCTTTGATTCTCTTGAAACTTTCTTCTGAATAGCTTCATCTAGTTCCTTTTGTGAGAACTTCTTTTCCTCACCTTCACCATCTGTTTTAGTCCCTTCTTCTGTATCTGTACTGTCCTCACTACCTTCTCCCTCATTAGTATTAGAAAATTTTTGAAGATTCATTGGTATCATATTAATATTATCATAAAATTTATTTTTTGACATATGTTTACCTCCTATAAATTATTCACTACCATTTAAAAATATTGTCATTATTCATATTCTTCAAATAAAAACACATTATAGTTTGTACACCTCTTTTAAACATGATAATATTTTATTAAAAGGAGGTGGTATTATGAAATTAAATCCTGATTGTATAAGAGATATTTTAATTACAATAGAAGAAAATACTGGATTTAATTCGTATATGAGTTATCCTAACCATAATATAAATTATAAATTATTGTCTTCATATTCTCAAAATGAAGTTTTATATCACTTAAAACAATGTGAATTATCAGAACTAGTTACAAAAATCCACTGGTACATAGATGGAACTTGTACAATTACTGATCTTTCACCTGAAGGGCACAAATTTTTAGCTGATATTCGTTCAGATACTACTTGGAATAGAACTAAGGAAATATCTAAAAAAGTAGGTTCTTCTTCTATTAGTGCTCTTAAAGAAATTGCTACAAGTGTTATTGCAGAACTTATTAAATCTCAATTTTAGAATCATTAACTAATATTTTTATCATAAGCTCCGTTGTACCAATATCGGAGCTTTTTATTTCATATCCAATAACATTCTGTAATTCAAAATTATCTAATGTTATTTTTGTATTTTTCTCATTACTACTCACAGTAAGCTTATGCATCTAATATCACTCCACTTTCATACATAATAAAAGCACCTACCATTTTATTTAGTAAGTGCTTTTATATAATTTCTATATTTTTGACTTCATCCTCATAAATACTCGTTACTAATCCTTTAGCAATAGATCTATCTTTACCAATATTAATTGTTTCCAATACTTCTAAAGCTAAACTATTATATTCTTCATCAAAAGATTCTCCTAGCATAAAAGAAATTCCTTTAGCTTTAAAGATTGTTCCATCTTCTAGTGTTACTAATATTTTTTTACCACCATAACCAGACACATCAAACATCTTTATCTTCCTCCAATGGTACTATATGTGCACCTTTTTTACTTGATTTTGAATAATGTATAATAAAATTAGTTGTCTCTTCTTCTATTCCATTAGGAATATCTCTAAATATACCTATAACTTTATTATTATCTTTAATAATCTCTTTAACCTGTCCTCTATTAATTATAATTTGCCCTGTACCTGAAAAATTTTTAATTAACTCTTGAGCTTCTTCATATGATATTGTTAGACTACTTGGCAAATGAGGGCTTCCTTTACTTTTTAGCCTACTTACATAATCCTCATATCTTTTATGACCTTCAATATGTTTTTCATATGCTTGCTTGTTTAATGTTAAATTATATTTGCCACTCTTTATATTATTAATTATATCATCATTTGTCTCTTTTGATACATCATCTGTAAATTTTTTCTGTAAATTTGGCCAATTTTCATTGTTTGCTTTTTTTATACTTCTAAATCCACTAAATGACTTAGGAGCCTCTTTACCAAGCTTTTTAACGTATTTTTGGTATTGTTCTTTATCTAATCTAAATTTAGTTTTTTCTATTTGTTCATCTTCATATGCTTTTTTTTCAGATTTAGTTCTATTGTCTTTAGTTAATGAAGTATTACTAAATCTTTGAGTTTCATCCGCATTACTATCAAAATCCCTTATATAACCCATAAGAATGTGTCTACATCTAGGGTGTACTGGAATATAGTCTTTATACTTTGGATAGCCTTCTGTCTTACCTGTTAAGCTGAATACTTTCCCTTGAAGTGGCGCACATATAGAACATGTTGTACTATGTGAACTTATTTGTACTAAATCTCTTCCAGATTCTAATATTCTATTTATTGTACCTTGTGTAATAATTTCCCTTGATGTAGTTCTAGCAACTACCTCCGCATAGGTATCTAATTTCCAATTACGGCCAGCCTTATCTACAAAAGCAGTTAGTCCATTATCTTCTAAAGTTTTTTTTATATCTTCTTGTGTCCATTTTCTACTTTCTCCTAACATAAGCCTTTTTCTAGCTGCATCTAGACCAATTTTTCTATATAAGTCATTAGCTTGCCTTCCTACTTTCTGTGTTGCATCTAAAAGAGAGCTTTGCATATTATAAGCAATAACTTCTATAGCTTGTTTGTGGATCCCACTAAAATACTTTTCTTTTGACTCATATCCTGGATACATTATATATGCTGCTTCATATCCCATTTTATAACTTTCAGGTATTATTTTCTCTATCCATGAAGCTGTATTACTATCTAATTCATTTAAAATATTCATAATCTCTTTTAATAAAGCTCTAGTATGCTTAGTATCATTACCAGCTATAGAAAGTTCATTATACCTTTTCAATAATTCTATATATCCTTGCTGATAGAGCTTAACCAATTGGTCTGCAGCTATATCTATTGGCTTATACGGATTATTCATTGTTTACACCTTTATCACCAAATAAGTTCAATGATTTTCTAGGATTTAGAGTACTTTCATCTTGTTTTTTCTGTTCCTCTAATATAGATTTATATTCTTCTTCTGCCTTCTCCTTAGTAACTCTATCTAACCTCATAATAGAACTTAAAATAGAAGTGTTTCCACTTGTTATTCTAAGCTGTTCTATCTCAGCTTCTTCCTTATCATCCTTAGAGAATCCCTTAACTATAATTACATCTGGATATTCACTCTTAACACTTGAATCTCCCCATATTCTTTGATACTCCATAGCATTAAATATAGCTTGTTGAATACCATCTATATAATAATTACTCCATCTATCCACTGTACAATCTGTTCTAAATGATTTAAGCTTTATAGCTTTGCCACTGGCTTGACTATTAGTAACATCTAATCCATAAAGGGAAGGATTTAAAGGAGTGCATATATAAATCATTGTAAATAATAACTCTTTTACATAACTTATATGCCCTTCTAACTTTCCATCCCATGTAACATAGTTTACATCAGGAGTATCTTTGTTATCTCTAACAATATATTTTTCTCTTACTGTAGTCCCTCGTCTTACTACATTTTCCTCGTCATCATCATCTTCTATTTCAGGACCTGTTACAGTAGGATCACTATACTTATCTAGTAGCTTACTCATATGGCTTATCCTAGAGTTAAGTTCATCAAATAATCCTTCTAATCCATTATATATAGAATAACCAAAGTAATTATCCATTGCTCTAAAATAAGGTATAAAAATAAGGCTGCAAGTAGATAACTTTGTATCCTCTGCATCCTCTAAATCTGGGAAAAATTCTTTAATATTTAATTGCTTATTGAGCTTATCACCTTTAATCTCAAACACCTGATAATATATCCACCATGATTTAGTATCCTTATTAAACTTATGTGTTTCGATATATCTATACTCCTTATATCCTTTAAATAAACCTTTATCTATTGTAAATGTCCAGCTAAGAATATGCTCGTCTATCTTACCTCTTAAATCTTTATGAATGAAGTACTTATCTGGTTGAAAGAAATCTATCATGCTTCTACCATTCTCCAGGTATGTTTTAATTACTATTCCGCCTTTAGTAGCACAATCTACTGAACTTTCAAGTAGTTTAATATGAAGCTTATTATACTTTTGTATATCTATTGCTAACTCCTGTCCTTTAGTGTTATCATCTTTACAATCTATTATAGGACAATATCTAAATAATAGGTCTGATACTAATTTAGGTAATTCCATAGCTATAGGAATACTTATATATATTTGTTCTATACCTTCATAAATATGATCTTTAATTTTTCTTTGTCTTCTAAGTTCACTGGCCTTTTCTACAAATAGCTTCCATTGTTCATTATCAAAGAGATTTTTCCACTCCTCATACTGTTGGAGCCTTTTTCTATCCCCTTGACTAGGGAACTGGTCACCTGCTTTATACATCATTTCCACCTCCTTATAACCATTTAGGTTTCTTCTTCTTTTTAGCTTTATGAACATTGCCTTCATAAAATGCTAATACAACAGCATCAGCTCTATCTGGTGAATTTAATCCACGCTTTTTCATATCTTCTTTTCTTTCTAAAGCCATTTTTCCTCTACTGGTCATTTTCCACTTTCTAGTTGTCAACTGACTAATAAGTCTATCATCATTAGGTAGATCTATAACAGGAGTTTCTCCCTGTAAATGAAGTGAAAAGTTTTCTTCAAGTATATCTCTAAGATTAGCCCAACATTCAGTACCTTTATTTTCATAGTGTTCATCACTAGAGCTTTCACCATTGTTTACTGGAATAACTTCTATCTTTAAGCTTTGTTCTTTTACAACTTCTTTTAATCTATCAGTTACTCCACCACCAACACCAGTATCATCTATTTTAACTTTGCATTTTTTTAAAAACTGATATTTATCCATATACTTTTTATAAGTATCTACTATATATCCAACAGTAACCATAGTATCTTGTTTACTATAACTTTTTAATTTAAATACTTTGCCACCTATTCGTGGTGATATATTAGTTTCATCATCACCAAATCTAGCAACATCAACTCCTATATGCAAGACGGATTTGTCAAAGTCTATTATTTTATTCTTTGATGCTAATTCTGCAATTTCTAAAGCTATGAATGTATCGAGTTCTCCTTTAGGAAATTCTCCTAAAACTCTAACTCTGTAAACATCACTATCTTCATGATATTTATCTTTAAGCATTTGTATATTTTCTTTTGAAGTCCTGGGACTGTCTAAGCTACTTACTTTATGAATTCTATAATGAGCTCTATCCCTATTATGACTATCATAAAAAACTCCACTTGTTTTATTAGGGTTTCCACACATTAAAAGCTTATTTTCTGCTCCTGATAAAGTACCAAGTATAGCTTCCATAATAGGATCAGCAACTCCAGAAGCTTCATCAACTATAAAAAGCATATAATCTTCGTGAAAACCCTGCATGTTTTCAGGCTTTGTTGCCGTTTTAGCAGTAGCAAACCACCTTTCTTCTTCACCAATCATATATATTTTAGTTTTGGTCCATTTAAGAAAATCTTTAACCGTACTTTTATTAAGCCACTTAGCTACCTCCGCCCAAAGTACATCATACAATTGCTGCATTGTTGGTGCTGTGGCCACTACTTTAGGAAATGGCCTACAACATAAAAACCAAATAATTATAGATGCTTCCAATCCTGTCTTACCTACACCTTGACCACTTCTAACAGATACTTTAGAACTATTAGCTATATCCATCATCACTTTAGATTGCCATTCATCTGGATGGAAACCTAACATATCCTCAGCAAAAGCTACTGGATTATCCCAATAGATATCTAATAGCTCAACAAATATATTAGAACTATCCACTTGAATTCACCTCATATTGTTGCTTTTTCTTTTCTCTACGTTTAGCAATCTCTTGAATAGCAGCTTTCCAATCCTTAATTCCAGCCTTAGATTTTTCTTCATATAATCCTTCTAATTCTAAATAGTTTTTAACTAAACTTCTTAACTCTGATATAGCTCTACTCTGTGCATTTAAAAAAGTGGCCTGTCTATCCCAAGCAAATTGGAATTCATATTCCCTTTCTTCTGATGAGCTTTTATTGCCCCATGAATCTTTTGTCTTTTTTAATTCCTTTATCATTTCTTCTTTTGATTCAACATGCATTATTCTCTGTGCCCTTATTATTGCTGCATACTGTAACATTATTTGATCCCATAATATATCTAAAGGTTTCTTAGTTTCTATTTCTTCCATTATTCCTAAAGTTTCTTCTGGTAAATATTTAGAGAAAAAGCCATGTTTCTCCGCATTCTTATTCTTTGCTGGAGCTCCATGGCCTACTGCATTCTTATTATTTAAGGGTGCACCCTTTTTATTTTTGTGTGCACCCTTCTGTTTTCTCTCTTCTGACCAACCATATCTTTTCACCCAAGACTTAATTGTATTCAAACTAACTTTATATTTTTCAGCTAAGTCTTTATATTTCATTCCTTTTAGGTAATCTTGTTTTGCCTGGTCTTTTGTATCTGGTCCTCTTATATTTTCCATACCACCACCTCGTTCGCTAGTTGCTTTGTTTGTTTTGTATATTAAAAAGAGCCCTTAATAGAGCTCTTAAATTTATTTATTAACTTCTTCTTTCAGTTTATTTATAAATTTTGCTATTTCGGTTGCAGTTCTTTCATTATCATCCCCTGCATATAACATACCTTTTTCTATTAACGCTATTGTTATTTCTTTTATTTGTTCTTCATTCATATTATCCCTCCTTTCCCTGTAAATATTTCTACATTTTAGGAGGGTTTCCTTCTTTTTATAACATTTATGCTATTAATTTCTGTTCTGTAATGTAAAATGAAAAGAGCCCTTTGAGGCTCTTATATCTAAAATCATATTTTATTAATTTTACTTAAAAAAATCTTTAGTTTCTTCACGTTCTTCATTACTATAAATATTTACAGTATCTTGTTTTTGATCTTTATTATCTTTTTCATTGCCATCTTTGGAGAAAAAAAGTGTTATCATATAGCTCATGCTTCTCATAGTTAAAAATAAAAATAAAATTATTGAAAACATCCATGCATAGTATAATATATATTTCATAAATGTATTTACAATACTGTCTTTCAAATACATCAATAAAGTTAATCCTGCATTAATTAGACCTACCTTTATAGTTACCTTTAGATATTTTTTAAATAATTCCTCAGTGTCCTTCTCAAAAACATATTTAACAAATTTAGATTCATTCTTCATACTCAATATTATTGGCATCATAGCTCCCATAAATCCTATTATAATAGAAACTAAATTGATAACACCATCTAAAACATTATTAAAATTTTTATTGCTTAAAAAATCTAACTTAAAAAATATTATTACAGATATTATTATTACAGAAATTAAATAAGGATATATTCTTTCAATGTGATATTTAACTTTCATAACGAATACCTCCTATTTAGTCGATATTTAAAACTTTGCATATACCATCCTTCCTTTTTAAATATCTTTCTTTCATATCATTTGATATATATTCAAAACTAAGAGTTGTTCTCGCTTCTAGAGAAAATGATAAGTAATCATGATAGACACTATCAAATAAATCTATTATTTCTAAACTAGGGCCATCATCATCTCTAATCTCTAACTTAGCACTTTGAATGATATCTTTGTTATCATAAACATCATCAATCAAATCTTTAACGGATTTTCCATTTAAAAATCTTTCTTCTTTTACACTCTTTAATCGGCCATTCACATTTTTTTTCACTTCTTTTTTAGTACGACCTACTCCTAATGTAATTTGTCCTGATAATGCTTCAAGACTATGATATGAATTAATTATATTGCTTAAAGGACTCTTAGTAGGAATAATAGGTCTTTTTATATTAGCAAAGCTTAATGTAAATTTTTTTGAACTATCACTTTTCCCTAATTGAATCTCTGCTGTATTCACTATAGGTTGTATGTAAATAGTATATTCCTTAAAAGGATTTTTCTTGTTAATAAATTCTTCAATCCTTGTATAAGATAAAGAAAATCTATTACTTTGAATCATTGCAATTCCATAATTTTGATCATATATCATTGTAACATCTTCACCAATATATTCATCCGGATCTAATTTTAGAGGAACAGATTCTTTATTTTCTTTTACAGTAGAAGGAATATTAGTATCCCTTAATTTCATGAATCTTATTCTCCATATTTGATTAACATCATCATAATTTATTGTCTCTATTCTAGCTTTTAACCCTTTTAATTCTATAGTTTTCATGATTAATTTGTTGTTTTTTAAATATACTGCCCAATCATCAAAAGAAAATTTAGCATTAACATTTTCATTTTTAACTACTATTTTAAAATATTGAAACTTAATATTTCTTTTATAATTTGCCATACTTATATGCCCCCTAATTTTAGTAATACATATATATTTTACTAAAATTAACTGCAAGAGCCAAGTATAAATGTAAAAAACTAATTTCATTATTATTTCATCTCTACTAGTAGTTATTTTATATAAAATTTTATTTTTGTCTTAATGCCCCTTTATGTCTTTTATAACTATCATGTTTCATCATTTCAACATAATCGGAAAAGGAGAGGTCCTCTTTTTTACCTCTCCTGCGTCTCTTCTTATTCAGTTTTCTATCTTTATTTAATTGCTTATGTATTCCTGGTTGATGTGTTTCTATTATCTTTCCTACCTTCAAACCTCTCACCACCTATCTATATGGATATAATCTTCTGGACTAATCCATGTATGTAAAAAACACCTAACCTCTAGTAGGGAGCGAATCACCCACCTTTAGTTAAGTGCTTTTTAGTACATTACACAATATATTGTATATTATTATATTTTTTACTTTGTTTCGGGTACAAAATATAAAACCTTGACTACACCAAACTATAAGTAAGGTGACCTGTTTATTTAGCAGTTACCTTATTTTGTACGATAAAATCTCTGCTTTATATAATTTCACTTATTACTATAATACCACATATAATTCGGTGTTTTCGGTGAAATTATAAATTATTTAAATATTTATCATGTATTTCTTTTCTAGGATAACTTTCGTGATACTTCCCAATTCTACTGGCAATTGCCTGCCAGCTTAGATTATCAATATATCTATACTGGAATACTCTTCGTGTTTTTGAATCTGGAATAGTGTTTATAAACTCTTCTATCTGTAATTTCATATCTTCACATTTATTTTTCCTTTTAAACAATAACTTGTTTAATTTAATCAATCTTGCCTGTTTTCTATCTGCTTCTGGATAGTTATAACCTTCAATAGTAAATTTTCTTTCTGTATAAGGAAAAACATTGCTAGATCCTTTAACACTGTCTTGTTCAATTTTAATCTTTTTATTCTCTAATTTCTCAATTCTATTTTCAAGTTCACTTATTTCTACTTTTAAATCATTGTATTGTTTTAATAAAAATGTAGTATCCTTCATGCTTGTCCTCCTACTCATAGAATCTATTTTTTCCCCATATTTTAGTGCGAGGCTTGTTTTCTCTTCCACCAAAAGACTTATTTTGACCTAATTTCCTAGCTAAAGCTTCTAATTCACTTAGTTTATCTTTGTCAAATTCACCCAATAGAATAAGAATCCGATCCATATCTGTATCAAATTTTCTAAATTGAATTTTCTTTTCTTCTGTTAATTTTAATCCAGCTAAATCAAATTCATCTAACGTACTATTCATACCACCTTTACCCTCCTGATTTCCTTCCCTTTTAAGTCATTGTATAATTTTCCTCAAATAGCTTTAGTTCTCCATTGGAGTACTTCTCCAATCTATCCATCCATGCTTCCATTATTAACCCTCCCTTGTATTATTGTTTTATTACACTAGTGCAGTTAAGGCATAGAAATACATAATTTAATCCCTACACCTATTTAGTTTATGTTCTTACTTTGATTTTTCTGATTCCTTTATTTCATCTAGTATCTGTTTTAAAGTCTTATGATTTCCATACTTTATATTAAAATGTTGATGTATTTCCTTAGGCAACTTTATAAACATATCTGAATCATTAAATTCTATATAATTAGCTCCTTCTTCTCTAAATAATTCTCCTGGAGCATCAACACTAATCCATACTTGTCCTCCATATGTTTTAGTTATAAATATTTCTTCTTTTGGTCCCCATTGTTTTGTTAGCTCCCTTAAATATTTAGTTAAAGAGATAGTTATCATTATTTTAGCCATTACTTTTACTCCTCTCTGATCTAAACAATGCGTAATTGTTCAAAACCTGCAGGTTTATAATTCATAAGTATCAATTCATTTCGTACTGGACACTTTTCTCCATCAATTCTATTTTTTATTTGGCTGGACGTACTGTATTCAACTATATGCCAATCTTTATATAATTCATCTATTAATGGACTGCTATAATAACAAACCATTGCTTTTCCTTTAATTTTATCTAATCTTTTCTTTAATCTTATATGGTCCTTTTCTTCAAATCCTCCAAAGTACATATCTTCATGTTTGTGATATGGTGGATCTAAGAAAAACAATGTTTCTTCTGTATCATAAAATTTTATTACTTCCTCAAAATCTCTATTTAATATATTCCACTCTTTTATTAACTCAGCCATCTTAGGAATTAATTCTGTAGCTGTCATTAACTGCTTGGCCTTATTTTGAGTTTTAGACAATCCTATTCCATTTCTATATTTGTGTCCTCCACCTCCGAAACAAACACGCATTAAATAATAGAATCTTACTGCAGCTTCCAAATTATCTTCCGGCCATGCTTCCCATTTCCATTTTTCAAATAAGCTCTCACTATAGGGTAATGAACTACATTCCTTATATAGCCTTTCCGGATCCTCTTTAAGTACCATCATATAATTTATTAACTTATCATTTATGTCATTGACTATAGTTAATTTTGCTGGACTTACTGTTTCTTTATATCTTTGTATTGTGAATTAAGTTATTTATTATCAGTCAAGTCACTATCTAACGTCTTTAAAGTACTAATCATTTCTCTGATATGTGGTGTATTTCGTCTATATAAATATGCAGAACCAGTTACATCAGCTACGTCAGCCATATCCTGAAGCATTTCTATTACTTCTTCTAATATCTTCATTTAGCAATCCTCCTATCTTTGAAATGTGATTTATTCATCACGTTCCCAACTAAATTTTTCATGCCACTGTTTTTCTCTAAATGGTCTAAAGTTCTTTTTACAAATTTCATCATAATCACATAGATTTGAACACTTACTACATTGATATGCTTTCATAAAGCTTCCTTCTTTAAATCTGACGTAATAAATTCAAATTACGTATTTTTAAGTTCTACACGCTCCCATGTAAGAAAGCTTCTATATGCTTCAAGTTCTAATCTCAAATTTCTCATAGCTTCTATACATACACTATAGTTAGTTTCTGCTATATCTCTATTTAATCTTAATTTTGCAATTTCTTCTTTACCTTTAGCTAAGTCATTTATTAGCGTGGCTGGTTGCTTTTCAAGTTGTCTTAATCTTAAAATCTCTTTTCTTAATGCTATTTTATAGTCATGCTCTGCTCTTGCTTTCTTTACTCCTAGAGTTTTTAACTCTATATTTCCTCTAGTTAATGCCTGTTGGCATACTCCTATCTTGTCCATTATTTGTTGTGGCGTCATATTGCCCTCCTTTAACTACACTTCTTTTAATATCTTTAGTTCTATATTTGGATACCTAAGCTTAAACTGCTTATACGTTCTCTTCCATTGCTCCGATTCATAGCCTTTTGTATCTTCTACTGTATAGGTCTTATCTTTATTTAAAACTAGAAAATCTGCACTATAAGTAATTGCTCTATTCTCTCCGTTACCTTCTTGTAATATAAACTGTGGTTGTAGCACAAACCCTGCTATCTCTCCTGCATGAAATAATAATTTAAGTTGGCAATACCTTTTAGCTTCTAATTGACTTCTGAAAAATACCCCATCTATCCAGGTACCTTTATTTTTATATTTCTGTTTTTTAGGTTTAGGCTTTTCTACTTTCTTCCCTCTGTTTTTTAAATATTCTTCATACTGTTCCTCTGTCCACCTCAAAATTGACCACTCTTTCTTCTATAATTCTTGTTCATAACTTTATCTATATTGCAAGCTACATGATCCATGTAATCTGTCCTTTTTATTCTTTCCTTATCTCTCTTTCTCTGCTGTAGCAATATATAGGTTTTATTTGCCTTTTCTTTATTTGACATACAAATGACCTCCCATAAGTCTTTGTATTATATCTATCTTTTCATAGCCTTCTTTATAAAGCTTTAATTTCTTAGTTATTTTCCTAGCTTCACTTATAGTTGTTTCTAGTATTTCTTTTATTTCTTTTTCTGTAAAATAATCTTTATCAAATAGTCCAAATAGCTTCTTCTGTAATTCTAGCTTGTATTCTAAATTTTTCTTTTTACTCATATGTGGTCCATTATCACCTCTATGGCAATCTGCACATAGATATTTAAAATTAATATTTATATTGGCCATATATGAAGCCTGGCTTCTGAAAATTATATGGTGTAGTTCTACTACGTTTTTTCCGCATTCCTCACAATATTTCATTAATTAAACCTTCTTTCAGATTTATTTAGTATGCCAAGGGTATAAAGTTTGTCTTATACCCTTAGCTTTTTAAACCCTAGGATATTATGTTAATGTTTTGTATTTCTTTTAATTCTTCTTGTAGGTATGCTTTTATACTTCGCATTGCTTGATTTCTCCAAGCTCCACCATCAGCTTCAAAAATAGCCGCCTTAGGTCCTTGTTGCATTCTGAATATAAACTTACTTGTCGGCTGTTGTACCTCTGGGAATGTTCTATATGGTGCTAATGCTACTGGATTAGGTACTACTGCTTGTCCTACGCTTGCTACACCGGTTTTTATTGTCACCGCTTGAGATACTCCATCATCACCTGTGCTTTTTACTGCTTCATCTTTTATTAGGCCTGTATATTTGAGTAATACTTCCTTGTCTCCTACATCCACAAAACTAGATTGAAGCATAATATTAAATTCTTCTGTGTCTATAAATCTGTCATAATAAATATTGTTTGGTAGTATAGCCCTTGCTCTAATGTACTCTTCACGCTCTCTATCCTCATTTAAAGGACTATACAGTCTCACATCATCATGTGATTTTACTTGTATTAATAATTCACTTTGTAATCTATCTGTATTTGTCTTTATATAATCTACTAATCCTGTAAGTGTTGATACTGTTAATGTGTCTGCTAATGCTCCTGTAACCCTATCTAATCCTTTTGTTGAAAAAGTTCCTTGATCTAGTTGAATAATTGGATCCCTTTTCTCTCCTAAATTTACTAAGTATTCTAAAGCCTCTCTGTTTATCATTTTTGATTCCTCCAATTTTTATTATTTTACTAATTTGATTCCTTTAAGATCTACTTCTTTTTCTTCTGCGGTAGTTAATACTTCGCCAGTTTCTTCATCAACTCTCATAGTGCTTTGGCCTGGTATTTGTTTCTTGTATTCACTCGCAAGTATTCCACCTTTTCCATCTGTACCAATTACAATCTTAGCTGCAAGTGGTTTCGTTGGAGCTAATTTAGGCTTAGCCACTATAGATACTTCTGTTAATTCTCTGTCCTCTCCACTAGCGAATGTCATATCTACAGTTAACTTTCTTTTTGTTTTATAATCTGTGTTTGGATCCGCAATGTTTTCTAACACCTCCTTTAAAGCCATATTGATCTTTTCTGCCAATGCTCCATCAGCAAAGGTTTCTAGGTTTATCATCTTATTATTCATAGCGTTCTCCCTTCTGTTCTAGTGTTTTATTATACTCATACACTGTAAGTATAGAAATCCTTAGAACTATCCTGTGCTTACAGTATTTAGTTATCTAATTTATTTCCTCTGCATCTTCTTTTCTTATAATCCCATCTTTAGTTATATAATCTTTTGTTGGATAACTTAATTTCTCTACTTTATATGTTTTACCTACTCTATTGTTGTACCAAGAATCTTTATTGCAGCATTTCATGATTATTACTTTCATAGGACCACTTCCCTTAATTAATAATCCTCTCTAAACCATATTTCATAATCCTCTGGATCTTCCCCTTGGTCTAAAATAATTTTTGAACCGTGTGCATATATCTTAAATAACAATTTATCTAATCCATATAAACCACCTAAAATTTTATTCTTATCTATCTCATTACCTTTTAGTTTTATACTATATGGCTTACCTTCTTTATTAATATCAATTTGGTAATCACAACTATATTGTTCTTCTTCATCTTCACTTAAATATATATGTTTGTATCCAGAACTACGATTTTCAATAATTAAAGTAATCTTATCACCTTCATCATATTCCCATTCTTCTCTATAATCTTCACCCTTAAGTTTCTCTATTATTTCACTTAATGTGTATTCCTCTTTTACATCTGATAGCATTTCCTCTGTTGTTTTTTTTATTTTTTCTATACCTTGAACAGTAATCGTTTTGTCTAATTGTTCTTTAATTGCAGCTAGTACAATTGTGTTATATCCTTCTATCCCTAAATTGCTTAAATCAATATTTAAATTTTTCTCTATATGTTCCTTAAGATTTTTACCAAAATCACTCCATTCTCTAAAAACATCATCTACTATCTCTGTTATTGTTTTTTCTAATCTTTTCTGAACTACTTCCTCTACAAACTTTTCTTCCTCTAATTTAACTAAACTATCATTTACAATTTTATTTATGTCTATCATTTTTTACCCTCCTATATTTTAATTCCAATTATAAACTTGAAATACTATTAACTTCTTAGTTTTCCAACCCCTTTTTCTTAGTTTCTTTAAATGTTTGCATATACTTTTCTTTAAACTGTAACCTTCTTCCTCTAAGGTATCTAACATACCTATGGCCACCTGTATAACATCTAAAACTTCCTCTGCTATATGTTCTTTATCTCCCTCTTGTATTGCTTCTAGTACTTCTTTAGTTTCCTCTACAAGCTTGTCTGCTTGTTTTTCCCATGTGTCTTTTTTATCTAGTACCATTAATTGCACTACTTTTCCATCCCCCTTAGCCTCTCATATTCTTTAATATTAATTGCTCTAGTTCTTTACTCTTCTTTATGGTCCTTATATCATTTAAACCGTACTTCTCTATGCATTCATATAAGGCTTGTCTTGCATCTTCCATATTAAACTATTCCTCCTCTACACCATTATTTTTATTTAATTTATATAACATTATTTCTCTTCCTGTTAGCTTTAGAGCCTTATTTAAGTCACCATATTGTTTGTATAACCTAACTACTTCATCTGCCCACAGATTAGCTCTTATCTTTAAATTTGATACTTCTTCCTGGTACTTGTCCAACAAACCTAAACTTTCTTCTAGTAATTCTCTATATTCTATATTGTTCTTTATGCCTTGCTTAAAGAGTACCTTTAATATTGCATTTTCTTCCCTAAGTTCTTCTATTTCTTTAGTAGCTTTAGTTTCTAGCCCTTTGACTAATATAGATATCATTTTATCCCTCCATTATTCTTAATTTTTCATATATACTAAATTCACTTTTACCAATAGTTTTAGATATTAAAGTAGGTGTATAGCCCTTATCGTAAAGTTCCTTTAATTTTACTTTTTGATCCTTAGTCCAAAATACACCTTTTCTTTTAGGTACTGGCCTATATGGAATCTTTAAATCATATATTCTTCTTTTAACTGCTGATTGACTTCTTCCCAATCTTTCAGCTATATCCGCATAAGTGTATTTATAGGTTTTTAATAGACTTATTAACTTTTCTATTTCTGGATCCGTCCAAAGATTTCTATTCCTGCTTTTATTATTGGCCACAATATCTACTCTTCTTTTTTCATTAACCCAATTAGGTTCTCTGCCTAAAATATTTTCTTCTATTCTTGAAAAATCAATTAAATTCCTGTTATCTTTTGCCCACTTCCAAAAATCACCATGTGTAACATAATTAACTTTTTCATTTGCCAGGACCTTATTTTTTACCGGAAACCCATATTGTTTAACCCAATTTCTCATTACGCTTTGATAATGAACTCCTATAGCTTTAGATAACTGATTAATGGTTATACCGTCCATACTCAACCTAGGATCACCTAATCCCATTTTATAAGCTTTCATTCTTACTGACCATTCACTCCTGTTTAATTTCCTAGCTATAGCTTTAATGCTTTTAGTACCCCATTTTTCTTCTAAATAGATCAACTCTTCTTTTGTATAATCTCTTCTTTTTTTAGTTATTAAATTATGCTTACTTAGGTGTGCATACAAAGTGCTTTCTCCGTATCCTGTTATATCTACTAATTCCTTTACAGTATGTTTTTTTATCAATTCTTCTAATTGATCTTTATTCAGTGTGAATTTTTTCCCCACTTCTTTACCTCCTATTCCTGTGGCATCTGGAATACAAAGTCCCTAGTTGTTCTTTTCCCATTGTATATATCATCAAACTTATTTCCTTTAATTATCCTATCCTCTATCATATCTAATACTTCCAATGCTCTTTTCTCAGTTTCATATTCTCCTAGAAAGTAATGAGCACCATATACACTCATCCCATCAACCTCTATATTTTCACAATGTACCAAAACATCTTTTCCTTTACTTCTAATCCACATTTTTTATCCCCCATTCTTAATTTTCTATTTGTTTTTCCTTAACAATTAAAAACTCTATTAATCCTTCTTTTATTTCTTCAGCTGATGTTTGCTGTATTTCTCTTATATTTATTTCTTTATTGCCTTTCAAAGTTTCATATACTCCCCATCTATTCAACTTAATCACCTCTTAAACATCTCTGTTATAAGTTGATATTCTTCTTTATAAATAAATTTCAATGCTCCTGTTTTACCATTTCTTTGCTTTGCTATATTAACTTCTAATATTCCTTTCTCTTCACTTTCCACATCATAATATTCATCTCTATAAAGAAACATTATAGTATCAGCATCCTGCTCTATTGCTCCTGATTCCCTAAGGTCTGAAAGCATTGGTCTTTTATCTGACCTTTGTTCTACTGCTCTTGATAGCTGGCTCAATAATATTACTGTTACATCTAACTCTTTAGCTAAGAATTTCAAATGCATTGTTGTATCTGCTACTTCTAAATCTCTTCTTTCTTTTTTAGCCATTTTCATAAGTGTTAAATGATCCACTATTATTACATCCAATCCATATTTTTGTTTTATTTTTTTGCTTCTAGCTTTTATATCTTGTATAGAAAGATTAACTGAACAATCAGTAAATATATTATTTCTTCCAGCTATTTCACCAGTTCTATACCCCAGCCTTTTCCATTCATCATCATTTAAAGAACCTCTATTCAATTTTATTGAATCTATATATGCTTTAGCTGCTAATCTTCTCATTCCTAAAGCTTCTGGTGTCATTTCCATTTCGAATAATGCTACTTTGTATCCCTCTGCTGCTAATCCATCTGCTACATTTAATGCAAATACTGTTTTACCCATTGATGGTCTACCAGCTATAATATTTAATTCTCCTCTTTTAAACCCATTTATTGCATTATCTAATAGTTTTAATCCTGTTCTCATTCCTGGTATTTCTCCACCACTTTTATATCTTTCTTGTATTGCTTGAAGTGTACATGTCATAAGTTCATCATCTGTATAAATTAATTTATCATTGGTATTTGTTGTTTCTAAAAGCTTATCCTGTGTTTTGTTTACTATGTCTTGTATTTCTATCTTTTCATCATAAGCTTTATCTATAAGATTTTGGGCTGCTTTAATTAATTTTCTTCTATTTGATTTTCCTTTTATTATTTCTGCATAATTTGTTATATTTGAGCCTGATATCCCACTATCTATTAACTTACTCAAATATGTTACTCCACCTATTTTAGTTAATGTTTCTTCTCCTATTTCATTGGAAATTGTTACTATATCTGCTTTTATATCTCTCATATACAATTTAGTTAGTGCTTTATATATTATCTGATTTGCTGAATTGTAAAAATCCTCTATTTCTAGTATGTCTATAACTTCATTTATTGCATCTTCATTAACAAGTAAGGTTCCCATTAAATCACATTCTACTTGTAATGAAAATGGCAAGGCTTTACTTTCTGTCATAAAATATCACCACCAAAATCAAACTCTTTATGAGCGCATGAATTTGTTTTAATCTGTTGTTCTTTTTTATCTTCTTTGGGATAGCCTTCTTTCATCCATGTTTGTAATATCCCATTTATATACTGCATACTACATTTGTTAAGAGCTATAGCTTTTTCTATAGCTAACTTAGTGTGTTTATATCCATGTTTCATTATTGAAATTTTTACTGCTGCTAAATTTAAAATTCCTGGCATAGAAGTTACTTCTTCAACATATTGACATAATTTCATTGCTTCAAAGTGAGAGTCTCTTTCTCTCTCTTTATTTAGTTTAATATCATTATTTAGTAGTCGGCCATTTCGCCTAATAGGCGTTTCGCCAGATAGGCATTTTGCCGAATAGGCATTTTGTCGTTTCGGTTCTTCTTTTGTACAAGTAGTTTCATCACTTTTTATATTTTGAGGTATTTCATATATTGTATAGTCATACCCTCCAATTAACTTTCCATTGGAATCTCTCTTTAGTAATCTTTCTATATACCCATTAGTTTCAAGTTCTTTTATTGCTGTTCTTATAGCCTTTTCTCCATCCTTGCAATTTTTTTCTATCTCTGAACTATAAAACTCCCAATTATCTGGCCTACTTAGAAAATAACTCATTAAACCTTTAGCTTTTAAACTTAATCTACCATCGTAAACAAAGTACTTATTTAACATTACATAAGGATTTTCTTTATCCTTAATAACTCTAAAAACTGCCATTATATCACCTTCTTTTGTTTTCTTTTTTATCTATAAATAAAGTAAGACATTGCTACAAAACTTCCAAATATTATTAATACTATTATTGCTAAAACCAAGTTAGCTAAGAATTTATATCTATACTATTTACTTACTGCCTTTTTAGCTATTTTTAAAGCTTTTATGTCATCTTCCCATATTGAATAATCATCACTTGATATAAAACTTTTACTATTGTCAATGAGATCATCTAATTGTCTTAAAACCTCTCTTCTTTTCATTTTTTCATCCCCCATGTATATTTTTCTACTTTTGTCTATATACTAATGTTGAAATAGTGTGTTTGCACGTTGTATAATGGGGACAAGAGCTTTGCAGAGCTCTTATCCAGTTTTTATAGAAACATTAATCAAGTGGGTGCTTTGCAGAGCACCTATTTGCTTTCATCTTCCATAGTTTTAAATACTATTTCATCAGCGTTTTCATCATATTCTACTTTGCTTATAAAGTGTTCTGGATTCTCCCAATCATAAATTTTAAATCCATTTCTATTCAAGCTACTTATCTGTGCATTTATATTTTGTATTAATGCTCTAAAAGAATTATCCAAACTCTCACCTTCTTTCTAAAATGGTGCTACCAAATCATATTTATCTATTTCATCTATAATACTTTTCACCTCATTTTTTATGTTCTCTAACCTTCCTTCTTCAGTGTATTTTAAAATCCAATTCAGCCGATATATTAATGCTTCTTTATTCCTCTTATCCATAGTTACATTACATCTCCTTTATAAACTGACTTTCTACTGTATCAACCTCTTTACCACTCCAGTTTAAAGTTTTCTTAGCCCTAGTTATATAAAGTTTTTCTTTTGCTCTAGTTATAGCAACATAGAATAATCTTCTTTCTTCTTCTAAATCCCCACGTTTTGAAGGAAATACATTTTTGTTCATACCTACTACAAATACTGTATTAAACTCTAATCCTTTACTTCCATGCACTGTCATAATCTTTACTGCATCCTTTTGCTCCATAAGCTTTTCTTGAATATCCTTCATGTGTACCCATTTAAGGAATGTTGAAAATTCTGTTGACTCCCCTAGGTTATACTGAATATCTTGCCATCTACATATAACTTCATGTGCTGCATCTAAATCATCAATCTTTGATAACCTCTTCTCATCTATATACTTTTCTTTTAGCCTAAGCTCATGAACTACTTCTAAATATGCATCCTCTGCCATGTAACATTCGTCAAATATGTTTGTACGCAACCTATTAATCAATTCTATAAACTCCTGAACTTCTTCTACATTCTCTAGTGCTTCCATGAAGCTTATACTTTCATCTACCATTACCTTTTCTATTCCCTTCATTTTCAGCTCGTTTATTCTCTTTACAGGGAAGTTTATAATCTTCCTTAAAGTTCTACTATCAGTAGGATTTAAAATTACTTCTAAAATGTTTAATATCATTCTTACATCATATTGTTTTAATGGATCTTCTTTATTGCTTAGTACCTGGTATGGGATATTAAAAGCTTTAAATGTTTGTATAAATGGCTCCATCTGTTTATTAGTTCTAGTTAATATTGCATAGTTTGAATACTGGCTATCTTCAAGTATTTTCCCTACTATAATATTTACTTCATTTCCTATATTCTCAGCTTCTATATACTCTATTTCAGTACCAGTTTTATGAGCTTTCAGTACTTTCTTAGTTTGATTTACATTGTGTGCTATAAGATTATTAGCTGCAGTTATAATTTGTTCTGTACTTCTGTAGTTTTCTTCAAGTTTTATAATTTCTGCATTTGGATAATATTTTAAGAAGTTTATAATATACTCTGTCTTAGCTCTTCTCCAACCATATATAGCTTGAAAATCATCACCTACTACAAAGAGATTTCTAGGATTTAAAGCTTTTATAATATGCATCTGGATATCATTTGTATCCTGGAACTCATCTACAAACATATACTCATATTGGTTATTGTAATTTCTTTGTACCTCAGGATACTCTATAAAAAGTTTCAGAGTTTCAGTAAGTAACATATCAAGGTCTATTGCATTATTTCTTTTAAGTATCCAGTAATATTCTTTTATAGCTGCATCTTCTTCACCTCGATCTATTTTTCTACTACCTTCAAGTATTGCGATTACTGTTTTTGTATTAGTCCATTTATCATATTTAAAATCTTCAATTATTTTAGTTATTATAGACTCTCTATCTTCCTGGTCATAAATAGTAAACTCTTTATCATAACCTAAAAGGTACCCATATTCTTTAAGAACTTTTACACAAAATGCATGGAATGTATTACAGAATAATTTTTCACCTTCAGGACCTATTAGATTTATAACTCTTTCCTTCATTTCCTTACCTGCAAGCCTTGTAAATGTTAAAGCTAACATACTGCTGCAACCTACTCTATTTTCATGTAAATAAGATATTTTATTAGTTAATGTTGATGTTTTCCCTGTACCTGCTCCAGCTAAACAAAGTATTACCGGACTTTCACTTTCTACTGCTTTTCTTTGTGCTTCATTAAGCTGATTGCTCATTATTTTCACCTACTTCATTCAAATCCCAGATTTTAAATTCCTTATAATCTTTTAGTAGAACTTTATTACCTTTTTCATCTTCCTCATATAGTTCTATAACTCCTGAAAGAATTATATTGTCTAATTTATTACTTATCTTATTTAGTCCCTCCAAAACGCTTTCAAAGTTGTTTTTATCTAAATTCTCTATATTGTCTATAGCAAGTATTTTGCAGTTAGGACTGGCCTTTTCTATAAATGTTGTAAGCATTGCTATTAATAAAATCATTTGTTGTCCTGTAGAAAGTGCATCAAAGTTTCTTTTATCTCCAAATTTATCTTTCCAACCAAACTGAAATACTTCTTTTCCTGCTGCAGTTTCTGTAGTGAAGTAAAATTCATTTTCTATTCCCATTGCACTTAAATTACTTTGAATATCTACTTGTATAGGTTCTAAAGTTTCCTTAACCAATTCCCCTTGAAGTCCCTTAGCTCCTAAAGTTTCATCTAAATACTTAAAATTGGTGTAGTTATACTCTGCTGTTTTACTATCTATCATTGAAGCTTTAAGGTTAGATAAGGTTGTTTTAGCCTTTTCCTGTTCATCTATTTTAATTTTCAAGGAGTCTATATTAGTTTTAATACTTTCTACCTGCTTTTCTAAAATATCTATTGGTGCTATAGGATCTACTGGTTCATTTTGAAGTTTTTCTAATTCTGTTTTTAATCTAGCTATTTTTTCATTTTTTAGAGTATCAAAACTTTTGGTTTTATTGATTAAATTCTCTAACTTATTTATCTCTGAATTAATTAAATTGTTGTTTCTATTAGCTTCTAATTCTTCTTTATTTAAAGTCATTGAAACATTTTCTAAATTTTTATATTTATTTTTTAGTTCTATGTCCTTTTCTTTAAGTTCATTATATGTGTCTAAAAGTATCTGTTTTTGAAGTTCCCAAGTCCTTATTTGTCCTTCTGTGTACTTAATAAATTTACTAAAATCTTTATTACAAGCTATCTTACTATCCAACACACAACAACTTTTAACACCTTTAACCTTACTTAATGTCTTTTGAGTAGTTTCAATTTGTGTTTTTAGTTCAACACCTTTAAGCTGAACTTCGTTTTTATCCTTAATAATTAAATCTATTTGACTTCCTAGCTCTACACGTTCTTTTTCTAGGGTCTTGATTTTCTCTGAATTATCTACTTGTTTAATTTGTGTTTTAAGCTCTTTGATTTTATTTTCAGTTTCAGCAACATTTATAGAGCATTCCTCTGTTTCTTCATCTACTATGGATTTTTTAAGCTCCTCTATTTTAGTTAACCTATCATCTATATTTTTTTTCTTTTGTGTATCTTCTGAAATCTGTTTTTCTACCTTTACAAGTTCAGATTGTAATTTTTCCAATTCTTCTTTATTAGATTTAAGATTTCTATCAGTATCCTTTAGTTCATTTTTAAGTTCTACTAATTTTTGAATAGCTCCCTGTGATTTCTTCTTTTCATTATTCCATATACTAAGTTTTGTTTTGGTCCACTCTATCATGCTTTGAAGTCCCATGGTTATATCAAAACTTTCTGGATATTCCTCCAATGACTCCTCAATTGTTTTTTTCATTAGTTCATATTGCTCTAAATTATTTATTTTTAAGTCCATAGTTAAAAGATTATCTTCTAAATATTCCGTAATTTTTTCTTTGGTCCATTTCTTAGAATTAAATCCTGCTAGATTATAAATAAATTCACGTCTTTTACTGTCTGATAAATTTAAAAACTCATTGAAATCCAACATTACTGGTAAACTACCTAATTCTGAAAGTATTCTAGCTTCTTTTTCTGATATTTTACTTTCTCCTTTACTTGGAGATATGTTTAAAGCTTGAGAGATACTTTCTTTAGTTGAGCCATCTTTACTTTTAGTTATCTTTTTCTTAAACTCTCTTGTAAAACTAAATTCATCTGTATTAATCCCAACTATCATATTGTTGCTACTTGAAAGCTTAAATGTTTCATCTGATTTTTTACCCTTACCTGGAACATATCCCATAAGTGCAATTCCTAAAGCTTGAAGTCTTGTAGTTTTACCTACTCCATTTGAGCCTAAAATAATATCTTTACCTGTAAGCTCTTGTATAATGTTTTGTCCTTTAATGTTTTCCATTACAATTCCATTAATTTTCTTCAATTAAAATTCACCCTCCCCACTATCTAATTTTGAATTCACTAAACTTTTGGCCATTCTTAATTGTGCTGCTGTTAATTCTGCATATTCCTTTCTAAAATTCTCTTTAATAATGTTATTAAACTCTTCTTCTCCCAATATTGCCTTGGCTACCTCTATCTCTTCCCTTAACTCTTTTTCATTTTCAACTGCTACTTTTTCTCTTTCTTGGATATTAATTTGTTGCATTGGTTGTGCGGTACTTTGAGGAAGTTGTTCTGGCTCCGGTGTAATTTCTTCTTCATCCCTTGATGTATACAAATCTTCTTCTCCAACTTCATCTATTACATTTGCATCTATAACATCAACTTTAACGCCTTTGTATTCGGTTAGATCTTCTCCCCTTTCAGCCATACTAGCTAAGTTTTGTAAATCATCTCTATTTAGGTCGTGGGTATACCCAACAACACTTACTGCTCCGATATGATTATATTGAGGCCCTGTAGCTTCTACATATACTTGACTTAATGCAGGGTGTTTCTTTAGAACATTTCTTTCTGCTATTGTTTGAGCTTTACGCTCTGCAAATAGCTTATTTTGTATATATGTGTCCATGCACTTTAATACATCTTTATTTTCTAAATCTACCCAAATCCCCATCTTTCCTTGGATAGGAAGAAACATTCCTTTTCTCTTTTCTTCATCTGTAAGCATAGTTTCCATGCACATCCTGCCGGCTAATTTATTTGTTTGCACCTTCTTATTTAAATCCTGGATAAAATACATTCTTATGTCATATAGTAATGTGCTGCTTGTCATTACCAAATTACCTATAGGACTAAATCCTATGCCTATCTTCTTTACCCAAACCTTATCTATAGTTCCTGACTCCTTATCTATAATAGGAAATGGATTAACTACCACATCCCCACTAGGTAACGTAAGTTTTTCAGGTGTTATGATGCTTACTCCAGCTATTTTATTCATTTCGTTGTACCCAGCTGCAGTTATCATGGACTTGCCTTGTATAACTGCTAGATGCCCTTCTCTTTCTCTTAATACTAACCTTGCCTTTATTGCTTTTATTGCTCCTGCTACTGTTCTTTTTATAAAAACTTCGCCATCACCTAGCTTAGCAATATTCTTATTTTTCTTTTCTTGCACCTTATTTTCCAATTCTAAATTCCTCCTTTATTTTGGTACTATTTACAATGTTCTAGCATATACATATTAATGGGTAAGTATATGCATTTTTGCTGTAATAAAATTTTTTAAAAAGGCTTTCCAACCTTGCTTAACCAATTTCATAATTCTTTATATTATTTTCTATCCAAATCAACAAATCTTTTTTAGGTATTCTTATTTTTCTTTCCCCTAGTTTCAAGATTGGAAAATTCTTTTGATATATAAGTTCATATGCAGAATTTTTACCTATATTTAAAACCTTTCTCATTTGATTTACTGTAAGTAACATAGGCAATTGTTCAAACTCTTTTTCTGTCATTACCACCACCTCCAAAGTTCTTGATCTACTAATTCATTTGGTGTAACTTTAAGCGCCTTTGATAATTTACATATTGTTTTAAGACCAGGGTTTTCATACTTTCCTTTTTCTAATTCCGTAATATAGCCTCTAGCTACTTTACTTTTGTAACTCAATTTACTAATAGATAAGTTTCTCATTCTTCTATATTCTTTTGTTTTTAATACTGCCATTTTGGGGATTCCTCCTAAGATTTATTCCCCTCCATCTTACCCTTTTCTTATAAATCTAAGTGATGTTTCCATGCATCTATATTCCAAAATTTTTATAGCATCTTCTAGTAATCTCTTAGCAAACACTGCTGTAATATCTATTCCTTTAAACTCTTTTTCTACAAGTTCTAATATTTTATCTATTGTTTCTTCTCTTTTCTCTTGTGTAACAGCTACTTTTATATCTTCCATACTGTTACCTCCTGAAGGATTTTTTACATTTTTGTTGAATAATACCACTTGAAAGGTGGTGATACTCTATGCCAAAAACTAATAAAGAATTAGTTGCTGAATTAACTACTTCATTTATTACCTCATGGAATTCTAAAGAACATACTAAACCGCTTAATATGGTTGACGTTAAAGGTGTATTTAATTCTTTCAAACAACTAATTGAGTCTATGGATGAAAAGGATGGTTAAATTCTAAAACTAATGCTGCAACTTCTGGTAATTCTGCAACTTCATCAGAGGTTGCTCCTTCTTTTGTAGCTTTTTTTATAAATTCAACTAAGCTATCTATTACAATTTCTTTTTTCTCTTTTAATGTTTTTTCCATACTATTACCTCCAATAAGATTATTTGGTACAAACTACTTCATTAAGTGCTTTTTCTTCTAAAACCCTATAGATAGTTTCAAATGTTAATTTTGCTAAATCATAAACTACACTTAATCTAGTATTTTGAATAATTTCGAAGCATGTAGAATCTGATTTTAAGCCAATAATTCCTTTTATGCTTATGTCTCCTACTGATCCTAAATTCTTACCTACTCCTTTTCCTGGTCTAATTGGTTTGTTTTCAATAAATATTTTTTTGACTTTATCTATACTTCCAAGTGCAGCATCTACAGCTATAATCAAATTATTGTTTAGCTCTATATTTTCTAGTGTATTTTTTAAATTCATAGCATGAACTGGCTCGTGCAAGGTTCCATATACCTCGATATTTTTGTTTTGTTTTAACATGCTACCAACTATAGGGCCATAACTATCGCCTGTGCTCCTGTCTGTACCTATGCAAATAAATATTATTTTATTATAAGGTTTTTCTACTTTTTCCAAAGCTTCCTTAAATGAACTATATAGATTATTCATTTAAACCACCTCTTCATTCAATGAATAAAGATTTTTAGCAAGTTCCCTTACATCATTCTCATAAAGTTTACAAGCTATTTCATAAAGTTCTGGTATTTTATTCATGACCTTATCAATGTAGTCAACTTTACTTTTTAGCTTTGGCTTATGATTTTTGTTATATTTCTCTAGTTTATTTTTTATACTTTCAATATGATATTTCATTTCAAATTGTTTATATAGTTCATTCCAACGTTCTCTATAATTTGCGCCTTTGTACCTAACAACTCTATTTAATATTTGTCTTTTCTCTGCTAGTGATATTTCATCAACTAAACCTACAATTACATCTTCTTTATGTTCTATTTCTTTTTCTTTAAGTGCTATTATTTCATTTTGTTTTCTTACTACTGCTAAAGTATTTTTAAAAATCATTTTACTTTTTTCATCAATGTAAGGAAGATACGTATTAATAAACAAATCTTCACTTGCAACATAACCACCTGTTTTCCTTATAGTTGGTAATACTTCATCGAATATCCAGCTTTCAAATTTTTCTGCTGATTGTAATTCGCTATTAGTTATAAGACGATACATATCACCTTCTGGAATCACATTCACCTCTATAGTTTTATTCTTGCTTTGCGGATGAGGTATGTGGTGTTTTACCACCCACCTGCAATGTTGCTTAATTGCATTAGTAGTGTCTTTATAACCTAGTGATTTAGCAATATCAATTGCTACAAAATAATGTTTGCTGTTTATTTCAGTCATTCTTATTTGACCAAATTCTATATGTTTAAAAATTTGTACTTTGTTCCCCATTTTTCCATCCTCCTGTTTATTTCTTAATTGCCATTTCGGCACTAGTGAAATGTTGAATATAAAATTAATAATTTTTAATCCATACCAGAAGTGTTAGTATTTTTCAGTATTTATCTTATTAAGGTGGGTAAATTAATATCAAGCAGATACATCTATTTTCATTTTGCTAATTTCACAAGTAAAAAAAATTTCATCTATAGGTTTACCAAATAATTCCGAAATTTTTTTACCTTCTTTAATAGTAAAATCAGATTTACCATTAAGCTTGAAATTCAATGTAGATACTGTCATATTAAGTATTTCCGCTAATTCTACTTGTGTAATATGATTTTCTTTCATTAGCCCTTTTAGTTTATCATACACGATTTATCACCTCACTTTTGATTTTCAATTTGCTAATCACCATGATTTTATTATATATTAGCTAAATGAAAATTGCAATACTATTTTATGATATTTTTAAAAAAAATATTCATTTAGCTAATTTTTATTTTAAAATTTTCAAATTGTTTATAATGTAATTAGGAGGTGTTTAGTTTGAGCAAATTTGGAGAAAGATTAAGAATAGTTTTAGAAGAAAAGGATATACAAGGCAAAGAACTAGCGAAAATATTAAATGTAGAACCTCCAACTGTAAGCAACTGGTTAAATGGAAATAGGTTTCCTAAGGATGATATGCTAATACAGATAGCTGATTATTTTAATGTATCTGTTGATTATCTACTTGGAAGAACAGATTCCCCACGAGGCATTATTTCACAGACAGACATAGATGGACATCACTATGAATTTGAATTAGATAAAAAAATATTTCCTAATGGAATAACTAGGGAACAAATGATAGATTATATTAAAGAATTAGAAGAAAGAAATAAAGAACTAGAGAAGGAAGCTGAGTTATCTAGAAAACTCAAAAATCTTCTTTCTGAAAATAATAAAGAAGAGTAATGGCCTAGAGCTAAAATATAAATGGCGTAAAGCTAACAAAGATAAAAAAAACAATAATTTGATACTGTTATTAACATAACATTATTGAATTCTTGAATCTTTGTTAGCTTTTTTATTTTGTTTAAAAATGTAGAAAAATAAATTTTTAAGGGATAGCTTGTCCGAAAGTTCTGTATACAGACAATTACATTTTTAAAATAAATATGTAATAATTTTCGTATAAAGTAAATTTTATATTAAAACTTGCAAATTTTATATAAAAATATTAAAATGTACTTGAACGCATGTTCGACTAAGGAAAGGAGTCTTTAATTTATGTTTAATTTTAGAGGGGTATTAAGTGTAAAAAAAGATGGGGAAATAATATATAAAAATAATGAGTACTGTAAACTGAAAAGGGAAGAAACTTCCTGTAAAAAATCCGTTGAGGATAAAGTAAAATCTATGCAGGAGGTTGATATATAATGCAAAATGTATTTATAAGAAAAAGAGGTAATAAACATGTCGTTACTTTGGAATATAGAGATAAACAAAGTGGCAAGAGAAAACAAAAGGCTCTTGGATCTTATGATAAGAAAAAAGAGGCTGAAGATGCCTTAATAGAAGAAAAATCTAAAATTATTAATGGTAACTTTATTATTCCAGAAAAAATTACTTTTGAACAATATTTAAAACAATGGTTAGAACAGCACAAAAACAATTTAAGTGTTACCACTTATACTAGATATAAATATATAATAGATAAACAAATAAGTCCTGACATTGGCGAAATAGAACTACAAAAACTTACTCCTTTACATTTAGAAAATTTTTATTATTCTATGCTTAAAACATTAAATCCTAAAACTGTATTGCAATATCATAGAGTAATACATAAGGCTTTAAATAAAGCTTATAAATTGCAAATCATAAATAAAAATATATCTAATCTAGTAGAATTACCTAAAATAAAAAAATATAAAGCTAAATCATTAACTATTAAAGAAGTTAAACAGTTTTTAGAAGTTTCTAAGGACACTAGGGTAGAAATACCTATTAATTTAGCTATTGTTCTGGGGTTAAGAGCTGCTGAAATACTAGGCCTATCTTGGGATAATGTTAATTTCTGTGAAAACACTATAGTTATATGTAAAACTTTAGTTAAGGATAAAATAAATAAAACATTGGTTTTTAAAGAACCTAAAAGTGAAACTTCCATAAGAACATTAACTGTACCTGAACAACTAATGAGCTTGTTAAAAGAACATAAGAAAAAACAAAAACAGTTACAATTAAAAAGTTATGGTGCTTTTAAAAATGAATTTAACTTGGTTTTTACCAAATTAAACGGTAACCCTATGGCTAGTGATAGTCTTAGTAGCATATTTAGGGATTTTATAAATAGAAATAATCTACCTAATATAAGATTTCATGACTTACGCCACACTAATGCTACTCTTATGTTAGCTAGTGGCACTAGTATGAAAGTAGCTTCTACTAGATTAGGGCATAGCACTATAGGTATAACAATGGACCTATATACACATGTCCTCCAAGGGTTGGAAAAAGAGGCAGCAAAAAACATATCAGATTTAATTTATTAG